TGTCGCCCTTATAACCAACTGTTACGTAATCTGTACCAGCATAAGGATCTACATAGACCTTAAGGCGTCCGTTAAGAGTACCAGCAAATGTGTTACCAGATGCATCTACGTTAAGACCTTCAGAACCGCCGAAGGTAAGTTTACCACTTGCTGCAAGAGCAGAAGCTACGTTAGAAGAAGCGATAACAAAGTTACCTTTTCCACGACGTGTGTCAATTGCAATCTGATTAGCTTCCTGTTCGATTTGGAAGATAAGAGACTGGAACTTCTCGACTGCCCAACGGCCGTCTGCATCGGCTACCAAGTCAAATGCTTCAGTAGCACCAACTCCGCCAACTTTACCAGTAACAACCATGGAGCGGATAACTTCACGATTGATTTCAGCAAGGATCTCACCAGACAAGATGTTAGCCAATTCAGCCTCAGCGTCAAGGCCGTGTACTGCTTTGAGATCTTGTGCAAGTTCCATTGTGTACTCAGCTTTCAACTGACGAGTCTTAGCTGTAACACTTGCTCTCTCGATAGAGAAGCCCATTTCTGCACCAATGTTAGCTGTTTCAGCACCGTTTGTGCCTAGACCTGTACCAGTTGTGATACCAGCTTCAGGAGAGTCAAACAAATCACCAGCGTGTGTACCTGTACCAGAGAAGTCTGTGTCAGCTTCGTTGAAGAGAGCTTCAGGCTGAGCACCAGAAGGTGCACCAGTAATTGCATTACCATCACCGAATTTAGCCTTCATTGCGAAAGCAAGACCAGTAGGACCAGACATTGGCTGGACACCTGCTACATCATAAGCGATGAGATTTGGCATTGCACGGCGTACAAGAGAGATGAGTACTGGATCGAAGTTGGATACTGCCGACGTATTCATGTTACCATCTGCTTCTTGAAGAGAGCCAAAGTTAGATGCAACGGCTTGTTCTCTAAGAGCAACTTCAGTGTTCTCGAGGAGCTTAGCTGTTACAGCCTTCTTGTAGCTGTCTGTGATAGGAGCTTCGTCAGTGTGTTCAAGCACTGGAGCCCATTTTTTGATTTCTTTTTCTGCGTTAAACATTTTAATTAATTCCTTTTTTTGTTGTTAGAATGTTATGTTAATTTGGGTTTATTTGAAACGTGAAAGGTGTTGTACATACTTAGCCATATCCTTAGGGAGTTTAGCTTGTGGATCTACCGCACCTTCTACGATTGTTTGTGTTTCTGTTACTGTTGAATCTTGAGATTCTACAAGTTCTTCAGATTGTTTTGACTCTTTAAAGAATCCTTCTTTGATAGTTGCTACCTTAGCACTAAAAGTATCAGCATCTACGAATTCGGTATCTTCAACAAGTGAAGAAAGTTTACCAGCTTCGGTTGATGCTAAATCAGTGGACGCTTCGCTAATGATCTTTTCACGTTGAAGAGTTACAACTTGACTCGCAAGCTCACTCTTTTCGGCTTCAGCATTTGCTAGAGATTCTTTTACTTCAGCAACTTCTTCTGAAAGTTCATCTACAAGATCAACTTTAGAGGCAGGAACTTCGATATAGTGTTCAGTGAATACACCTTGCAGTGCAGTCATGAAGTTTTCTGTAATCTCAGTGCGCAGTTTGTTATCAACAAACTCCTGATTTTCTTCGATCCAAGATTCAACTACGAAACTCAAGTAATCATCGATCTTTTCAACAAGTGACTCACGAACGTAAGTTACTTCTTCTTGTAGATCTTCAGTGTACTGAGATTCAAGTTCTTCTTGGATACTATTTACTTTATCTGCGACAGCAGCTTCAAACAAGATAGAAGCTTTAGCTTTGAAGTCTTCAGTCAATCCTTGATCTGCTTCAGCGAGAACTTTCAAATCTGATGCAAATGAATCTGCTTCAGTTTCTTCGTTTTTCGCGCTGTTGTATGATGCCATGATTGATTTATAAGAAGCCATAATGTCGTCTTTCTTCATCGCCTTAAGTTGACCATACATTGCATTAATGATGTCAGCTTTAGTCTTAGGAACTTCAACTTCGTCTTCTTCTTCCTCAGTCATGTTAATTGCTTCATATGCAGCAACTAGATTTGACTTTTTCATGCCTTTAAGAGCGTCAAAACTTGCAGCAAGAATACCTGCTTTGGTTTTAACTTCTGGCAATTCAACTTCTTCTTCATCTTCGTCAGACTCTTCTTCTTCCTCGACTTCATCGGATTCTTCTTCATCTTCAGCAGATTCGGAAACTTCTTCCTCATCTTCGTCAGATTCTTCTTCTTCGACTTCTTCTTCCTCTTCTTTGGCTTCGGAAACTTCTTCCTCGTCCTCATCGGATTCGTCGTCTTCTTTGGCTTCGGAAACTTCTTCCTCGTCCTCATCGGATTCTTCTTCGTCTTCTTCAGATACTTTAGCTTCTTCTAATTCTTCATCTTCGTCTTCTTCTTCAGAAACTTCTTCATCCTCTTCGGATTCTTCAGCTTCGTTTTTCTTCTTAGCTTCGCCAAGAAGTACTTCTAAGACCGTATCTGATAAAGGTTGTTCTTGTTCAGTGACTTCAGTCTCCTCGGAAACCTCAACCTCTGATTCAACAACAAGATCTTTTTCTTCTACGTCTTCAATGATTTGTTCATTATCGTTTGACATATAATTAAGTTTCCTTATATTTTTGAATTAGAGTTTGGAGAGGAAATCACTAAAGATTCTTTCCTGTGCTTCGCTAATGCGACCCATAGGAACCCTTTTAATTTCAGTCTCGTATTCTTCAATTTGCTGAGGCTTAAGAATGCCATTTTCCCATATCCATTCTACGCCTTCCATAATGCCTTCAACGAAAGCAGATGGAGCGCTAGGATCTTGGACAATGTCAACAGTAGCAAGAACGAAATCGTCCTTAACATATGTTTTGCCTTCCTTTTGCTCAACAGTACCCATACCACGACTTGAGACGCCTAACTTGCACCCGCCTTCGACGAGTCCTTTCACTATTTTACCCATAGGTGTATCTAGTATCAGCGCTCTTCCAACAACATCGTTACCTTCAAATTTTAATGAGGTAATTCTGTGTGAAACTTTATCAAGGTTAATCTGTGGGCCTTCTGGGTGATTCAATTCACCAACGGCTCTTCCAGTTTTAACCTGCTCCTTAACGTACTTAGCAGTTGCTTCAGACAGTACGTCTTTAGGATAAATTCTATTATTGCGGTTTTGTTTCTCCGCTTGCATAAAAACGCCTTCGATGAAAACATTCTTTTCACCTTTATCGTTTGCTTCGGTGATATAATCTACCGATTCTAAATGTTCTGTAATTAGCTTCATTAGTTTGCGTATCCTACTTTTGTAAATAATACGCCTGTTGCTGCACCAGTTCCGGCAGCAGCGGCAGATGCAAATATTTCGTCGCTTGCACTCTTTTTAATTATTAAGTTACTAGCAGCAGGAATCATAACACTTGCTTTACGAGTTCCAGTAGCCTTTTCTTCGATGTTAACATATTTAACTGCAGAACTCGTGTTTTGCACCAATACTAACGATGCGCTACTAATTGTTGAAGCACCGGCAGTCAGTGATGCTGCAGCAGCAATACTTAAAGGTTGAATAGTCATATTATTTTTCTTTCGTTTTATTGTAAATTTCTGATGTAAGTCCTACTTTACGAACTTCAAGGGCATCATTTAGTTTATCACGAATTGCTTCTCCAAATGCTTTGGCAGAACCTACTTTGTTGTTTTTAACAATATTGTTAAAAACTTTCTGTGTTGTATCACTCATATATCTATTTATAATTTTTTTGGTTTTAAGAAGGGCTTTAGATGTCTAAATCATCCTCTTCTTCGCCTTCTTCGCCTTCTTCAGGCTTTTCGTCTTCTACTTCTTGATCTAGTCTCGCAATATCTTCTTCAGATTGCTTTAAAACAGTCTGGCGAACATACTTATTAGAAACATACTTACCAACAAGATCTTCCATTTGTTGAGCCATTTCTAATCTTTCTCTCAAGATTTCAAACTCCTTTAACTCAGAAAAGTAGTTATCTTCTGCAAAGTCAATGTTAATCTTTTCTTCAATAGTACTCCAATCCTGTTCGGTGATCACACCTTTAAGAACAAGTTGAATACGAAGTGCTTCGATAAGCATCCGCGAAAAACGTTTCCGTAATCTATCAACGAATTTCTGGAATTTTACTTCTTCTCGTGATATTTCACTTGCACGGCCAATCGTAAAAGAACTTTCTTGTTCTAATCTTGAAACTGGTACGTTTAAAGCACGGTAAAGTTTCTTTTGAAAGAATTGCACATCTTCAATCTGGCCAAGATTTTCTCCACCACCAAGTGTTGTAATTTCTGTACCTCGGCCACCTTCTCTACGCGGAAGATAAAAATCTTCTAGCATAGACATATGTTTCCGATCATCACTTACATCACCGGTTGTTGCATCGTACACCATCTTATTACGATAACGAGATACAACCTGCTGTACATATTCTTCGGCCTTTCCCTTTGGTAAATTGCCTACATCAATATAGAAAATTCTACGTTCAGGTGCTCTTGAAACACGATACACTACTAACGAATCTTCCATATAACGAAGCTGATTTACAAGCTTCATTGCTTTATGCAGGTGACTAATTACTCGCTGTCGCGATGAGTCGTACAAACCTGAATTGACTTGTATAACAGCATCTTTTGCAAACTTAACGCCATTTGTTGCTTGTCCATTATTTATGTCAGGCGAATAGACATAATACTCATCTACTATTTTTTCGTATTCTACTTGAGTCTTCGGATCAGTTACTTTTTGAACTTCCTTTACTTTACTAATGTGTGTAGAATCGATTGGTCGTAATTCTGCGATCCCTTTCTGTGGATTATTTGGATCAATAATAACGTTAAAGTATAATTTTCCGTCGATGTACCAATTACGGAAATAGTCTTCTGACATGCGATTAAACTTATAAAGTTGAACCACATTATTAAATTCATTTAAAATTTGTTTTTTTACATTATCGGGTTGATCTAGATCGTTCATCGCAAGATCAACTGGCGAAGATGTGTCCGATGCTGAAAGAGCACCGTCTACAATATCTGAAACTGCGGCATCACATTCTGGTTGCTGCGCTGATTCTCGATATTTTATAATTAATTCGTGATCTGAAACAGTAGTAGTTCCAGACAAATCTACATATTGTCCGTAGTAGCCACCACCAACAGTTACTGTTGAGCCGCCATCATTGTTTGCCTTAGGAATAGGAGATACAAATTCTTTCTCCGTCTTCTTAAGTTTTTTACTAATTTCGTATCCGAATATTTCCATAATGTTATTTATATCACGATAAGTGGAGGGGTTGGACCTCCACTTATCGGATATGTATTAATTAATTAAAACTACGAAGTTGTACCAGACTCCCAATATTGGTAAGCCAGTTCAACTGTGAATTCTTCAATTGAATCATTGGTGTCATAGCTCAAATCGATTCCAGAAACATTAATTGGATATGCACCACGAATGGTGTACTCCTTAGTAACATTTCCTGCTTTATCGAGCTGTTGAACTCCCATATCCGCTTGATAGTCTGTAGGATTGGCTAAACCTGTGTTATTCACATGCTCATTCATACCATTCATCCAACGTTCCATAGCGTTACGGATTTCCATACCAGTGTCATTGATAACTGTAATTGACCAGTTTTCGAATGTACGGTCACCTGCAATTTTCAACTGACGACCACGAAATGGTACATCAAGCTGAGCAATTTGCGAGCCTGGTAACTGTGCACCTTTACACATGAAAGATGCGAGTTCTGTATCACCTCCAGCGTATCCTGGAAAATTAACGATTGCTTTGAAAAGGTTAGGACGTGCGCCCCCACCGATTAACTTTGATTTAAAATCATCTACTCCTAAAGTTGCCATAATTGTTTATCCTTTCTTATATTATTTATATTAGTTAGTGCCAACAATTTCAGAGAACTCAACGCCA